GTTCCTTATTTCGTTGGATGATACTAAAGCTCTCCCCGCACTGATTCCTCAACAGAATGAGGTAAAGCGTACTTTCTGGATGCCCATCGGCGAGGCTCTTGCCAAAACGAATTGGCTGGAAGATCATTGGCACATCCTGAATTGGGCTGTTTCACAACGCAACTAATACTGTTAATTGACCAGTTTAAAGTCAAAAATTTTTTGGAGCAAAAAATGAACGTTTTTAATCTTTCTCGTCTTACTGAAAACATGTTCCGTCGCGCTGATGGCGTGGTCTGGGATGTCATGACTGGCAAAATCGGTATCGTGACTGATGAAGGCATCGCCACACTGGAAGGTGAGGGTGATGACGCAGTGGTGAATATCAATCTGGTGAATGATTTCGGTGTTGCCGTTCCGGCATACGCACAATCAACCCAACAGGCTGATGTGAAGGTTGGTGATATTATTATCACTGGTGCCAAGGGCAACATTTCCTGGGTTATTGAGCGCAAGGAAACTGATACTGGTGTGAAGTACAAGACTATGCGCCCCAGTGGCGAATCCGGTTCTTGGAGTCCGCCGAAGAAGACTGTTATGGGTTTTGATACTGGCGTAATGGTTCTACGACCGCTGATGTCAATGACTGGCGATGGTGGCATGCAAAACATGCAACAGACCATGATGATGATGGCAATGATGTCACAGGGCGGTAATGGTGGAATTAGTGCGAATGCTTTCGACAAGATTATGCCCCTCATGCTTATGGGCGGTATGGGTGGATCGAATGCACAAAACCCAATGCAGATGATGCTGATGATGCAAATGATGCAAGGTGGACTGGGTAATCAACCTGTTCAACGTCAAAACAACTATTTCGATACGCGAGGTCAATAATGGGATACGGTCGATGGTCTACTCAACAATATACAACTTACAGTGATACCACTAATTACCGTTCTGCTTCAGTGCAGCAGGTATTCACCAATACTGATTCAGCACCGAACGATGTAGTGGTAAAAAATATCCAACTTCGTGAAAGTCGGGATTCGGACGCAAATCCGAACTCCACACCAATCATTCTGGGACTGGATGTTACCGGGTCTATGGGACTGTATGCGTCCGAAATTGCACGAATTCACCTTCCGGACCTGATGACCAACATCATCGAATCTGGTGTGGTATCAGATCCCCACATTCTGGTTATGGGTATTGGTGATCCGCGCGCTGGCGATAATTACCCAGCCCAAGCAACTCAATTTGAACCTGATCTGAAGATTATTGAGCAAACTCGCGATCTTTTTATTGAAGGTCGTGGGGGTGGTAACGACGTTGAAGGATACGATCTGGCATGGTACTTCGCGAAATACTGTACCTCAACTGACGCAGTTCAAAAGGGTCGGAAGGGTGTAATTTTTACATTTGGCGATGAACAACTGGCACGAAATCCACTGACTGAACATCAATGGAAGAAAGTATTCGGCACTAAGGAGTATCCGCAGTTCTCATCTATGGGTGAACTTTATGCCATGGTGAGTCAAGACTGGGAAATTTTCCATGTCATTATCGAACAGGGTAATTATTGTCGAAGTGCCGGATCGTCAGTGGTTCGTCGTTCGTGGACTCAAGTCCTGCCGTCATCGCGAGTGCTGAATTGTTCTGATAGTAGTCAACTGAAAAACATTTGCTCAATGGCACTTGAAATTCTGAATACTCCTGTCGGCCAGCCCCTGCCATACGCTCTGTATGAAAATTCTGAGCTGAAGCACGCATTCTCCGGCCTGCTGGAACAAAACGCTTGACCTACGGGGCGCCATGCCCCATAATAAGTAAATGGCATACGGGCCAGCCATGTTAAATGGCCCATTTAATCGGAGCGATTAAAATGTACAATGTTTTTGAAAATGTGAACAAGTTCAACCCCGTTGCTGCTGCTGACAGCTACAAGTATTCCCATCCTTTTATTATGTCGGTTGACGTTGAGGCGATGACTGCATATATTGAGCCTCGCGTTAAGGGTAAGACAGTCGTTCTGTTCGGCCTGCAGGCTTGGATCAAAAAGTATCTGATGGTTGACATCGAGCAGTGGATGATTGATGAAGTTGAACATGACCTGACTATGCACGGTCTGCCCTTTGATAAGAAGCTGTGGCAGTCTATTGTTGATGGTAATAAGCGACTGCCGATCACGATCCGAGCTATTCCTGAGGGGATGCCGGTCCCTTCGGGAAATGCACTGATTACTGTGACTGCGGGCAATGGAATTAATGGCGAACACTTTTCAACTCTGGTTGGTTGGGTTGAAACTTCACTTCAGCGCGCGGTTTGGTACGGTTCGACTATTGCGTCGGAAGGCTATGAACGTCGCAAGAAGTTTGAAGAAATCTGGAAGAATGCCGGTGCGGATCTTTCTGGTCTTGACTTCGCATATCATGATTTTGCCGGACGCGGGGTCACTTGCAACGAACAAGCGGAAAACGGTGGCATGGCGCACCTTCTGAACTTCCGTGGTACCGACACCTTTGAATGCCTTCGTGCTATTCGGCGCTGGTATCCTGACGGCACCAATCCTGCTGTTTCCGGATTTTCTGTTTGGGCGGGCGAACACAACATCGCACTTTCGTTTGGAACTACCGATGAAGCCGAAAATGCTTATCTGGACCACATGATTGAAGTCGCGATGAATGACGACCGTTGCAAGATCCTGAGTTTCGTGGTTGACACAATTGATTGGCAAAAGTGTGTTGAACGCTTCTGCGATCGAAAAGAAGCGGTCGCTCGACTGTCTCAGGCTGGCAAGCGCCTTGTGCTGCGCCCGGATTCGGGAGACATGCAAATTACGGTCCCTTGGATTATCAACAAGCTCATTGATACCTTCGGGTTCACCACCAATTCAAAGGGATTGAAGATTCCTGCGATGGTTGGTGTCATCCAAGGTGATGGCGTTGATACTCTGAGTGCGGTTTGCCTTCAACACAAACTGATTTCTATGGGTATTTGTCCCTCGTCGATCGTGTTTGGCTCGGGTGGCGCACTTCTGCAAAAAGTCAGTCGTGATGACATGAGTTTTGCGATGAAGGGTTCTGCATTCCACATTGATGGTGAGTGGCAAGGTCGCCAAAAGCTTACCCCAGGAAAGAAGTCGAAGATTGGTATCCTTCACATGGCAAAGATGACCGATGGCACCATCAAAACCATCAATCGACTGGAAGCCGGTGAAATGGCCCAGGTTGCAGAAATTCTCGACCGGGAGGTTTACAGAAATGGAGTGCTGCTGGTTGATGATAGTTTTGAAACGATTCGATCGCGACTGGTGTAATTGAAACAAAAAATCCCAGTCAATGTACTGGGATTTTCTTTATTGGGATCAAAAATGAACGCAAATATGCTGGTTGAATTCATCAATTCGGATGCGACAAGAAAAGACAAACTAATTTGTGTGTTTAAATTTGTGTACGGTTCGGCCGAAAATGGAGATTTTGATGCCATCAAAACATTACTCAATGATTTTGATCCATGTTCAGTGGAACCAATTTTTTCAACGGCTGTGTTGCGTTCAACATATCGTTTCAACTATGAAATGCCGTCAGAGTGGTTGGAATTTCACGAAAAAGTAAAGGGCGCAGTGATGGGAAAAGATCCTGATAATTTCCGAACATTGATGGCTGGACTAATTCCAGCTAGAATCTATAGCTGATAACTCGCCAGAGTGTAGAGTTTCAACCCCGGCTTAAACTAAAGGATAAAGATGTCTACTGCATACGTTGTAGTTGGTGCCGGATTCGGCGATGAAGGTAAGGGAATGACCACCGCCCAAATCGCGAAAACCAAGCATCAAACTAATCTTTACACGCTTCGCATGAATGGCGGCGCTCAGGCTGGACATACTGTCCAATTCAATAATCGTCGAACGGTATTCCAAACCGTGTCTTCAGCCACACCAATCGGCGCACGAGCAACCATCTATACTGATGATGTTGTGGTAAATCCTCACGCCATCATGATGGAATGTATCGCCACTCGACATACTTATGGATTTACGCCATTCGTGCTGGTGGGCAAAAATAATCCAATTTCCACGTCATTTGATGTCCACGTCAATAAAATTGTATCGCGACACCTTGGTAAAAATGACACATGCGGATTTGGCATCAATAACACCATTCGTCGCCACGAATGCATCCCACTGACGTTGCAGCAGTTATACACTGGTGAAGATGTAATGATGACACTTAAGGAGATTCGTAATTATTACAAGAGCCATCTGGAATTGTACGGAATTCCCGAGAGTAACTTCGGTATTATTTTTTCAGATGAATTCATTCTTGCTGAATCGCGGGGTCTACTTAGTCGCATCAACGCAGTATGTCATGTTTCGCTCTCTCAATTCATTAGCTCTCGTGAGGGTAATCAAAACAACTTCGACAAGGAAGATTCGAATTTCATTTTTGAAGGCGCACAGGGGCTGTTTCTCGACCAAAATCATGGAGTATTTCCTTTTGTTACTCCATCCAACACCGGTTGCACGAATGCGATTTCGTTCCTGAACAAACTCACCCATAAGCCAAAACTTCAGCCAGTGTATTGCACCCGAACGTTCCTAACTCGACATGGAGATGGTCCATTTGAAGTTGCTAATCCGTTCATTGACGAAATTCATTATTTCGATGAGACAAACCTCCAAAATGAATTTCAAGGAAAATTCAAGATTGGTATTCTGGATGTCGATAAAATGACCAAATTTATTAATCTCGACACGTCTTACGCAAAAGCGAATTATCACGATGTTGCAGAGCCAGTGTTGAGTGTGTCCCATGCGGATCTATTCAACTACACCGACATAAAAGTTAAGGCAAATGGCGAAATCCATATCGTCAAGAATTTTGATGAATTCAAAAATCTGATGCCATTCCCAATCGCAATAGAGGGGCATGGGGTTGATCTTAATGAATGGAAAACAACAATGGAGATTTGATATGGACATTATTGGCATCCCTCGACAGCAGGGATTTACCACCAGATTAGCGATGAATATTGCCATGCATCTTTGTAAAGGCAACACTATTGTTGGGGTATGTCAAAACGGAATGATGAAGAATGCTCTCATCTCTAAGGTGTATGCGATCTTGGCGTCTGTTAACTTGTCAGCGAAATTACTGCCTACAGTGCCGACATCATACTATACCTTCTATAATGGTGGAAACGTCGAAATCATTGAAGAAAAACATTTAAACCGATCGTCTTTTGCTGGTAAGAGATTCGACTGTTTGTTTTCCGACCCGGGTCGTTTCACTCCAGGAGAGTTGAACTTGATTCTACCAAATGCAAAGTTGGGATGGATATTCCTTGACGAACATAATGCAACGCCGAGCAAATTGGTATTGCCAAGTATGAGACCAGATATAGATTTGTCACAAAATAATGTGATCAAATCGCGTTAAAACAGTTGACATTATACTCTTAATTTCGTATCATAATGCGAAATTAAGAGTTTTTCTATTATGGCACAACAAACTGAACTTACTTGGTATAAGGCTAAACTTCTCCCCACCGCAAATAGTATCTTTACAAATTCATTTTACCCAACCGAAAATGATATTCCCGGAGAGGTGTATTGCGCCATCACTGCAATTACACCAGCACACGCTCGGGTGATCATTGCATCACGCATGCACGAATCCTCAGTAAGAATGATGACTCCGCATTTAGCCAGTCACTGCTTAGATATCAAGCACCCAGTCTCTAAGAAAGAAAATGATCAGTTGAATTCATTGACTATCAACATGATGGGCAAAATTAGTCAGGATTGAGTTGGACTAAATACATAAAAATGTAACACATGAAGATTCAATCACTAATCAAAGCAAAGTTTTCAGCTCAACATGTAGAACCGCAAATCGTATTGGAATCTCACGATATTGAAAATCACACTGAGATCACAAACGAGTGGAAGTATGAGCCTCATTCACAGTTAGGTTCTAATCCTGGTGGCCTATTCATCGACCCAAATGGCGAAAAGCATTACATCAAGTTTTATAAGAACCCGAAGCAAGTAGAAAGTGAATACGCCGCCACCATGGTTCATAAATTGATGGGTGTTCGCGTATTAGACATTAAGATTGTAATTTGCGAAAATGACGAGTTTGTGGGAGATTACTCTTTCCGTGGGATCCATAAAGGTTCGTTAGGTATTTTGAGCCCATGGAATCCGAACCTAAAGGTGCTTGGTAGTCGTTTTTATCAAATTAACGAACAGGATGCCGAACATTTAGGACGTAGCTACATTGCTGCAGTGCTGTGTGAAAACTGGGATATCGTTGGTTTAGAAATCGATAACCAAGTTCGTGATAGTGTGACTAAAGAACTTATTTCTGTTGATCATGGTGGAAGCTTCCACTTCCGTGCTCAAGGTGGCGCTAAAAACTTTGATCATGATGACATTGCATCACATAAGACACTTCGCAAGTATAGTCCGGCTCGTGATGTATTTGACTATGTATTTGAAAAGTTCCCAGAAGCGGAGCATAACGCAGTTGCTCGCTTACACATGATCCACCATGAAGATTTAGTGTCTATCTTCGAGGATGCCGGTTTTGCTAATGCTGGACACATGGCTGATGTCGTGATGTCCAGAGTAGAACGTCTATTGGAACACTACGGCCATTAAAAACGTATTGACCTAAACGAAAGCCAGTGCTAAAATAAGCACTGGCTTTTTTCATGGAGTTTTCAAATGTCAAAATCACTTATGTTCAAGATGAATGGCGATGCCGTCCTTACGCAAATCACCCGGGCTGATGTTTCTGGTGATTTTCTATTTGTGGACAAAAGAACTGGCACCGTATATTCATTCACCGCCACGTCGCAAAAGTGCTCTGTGGTTGGGGCCGATAAAGAAGTAAAGTGGAGTGCCACATTTCTAGATAGCCCATATTACTTGAAAATTATATCTTTCATTAAGAAAGGAAAAATCAATACCACTTATGAACCACAAATTCTTACGGTGCAGATGACGACCGGCAACAATGATCTTGTCACAGTGTCCTATTACACAAAAGACCAAAACTTAGAAAAAGACGGTTTATGGATTGATGTAGATGCAGCAACAGATGGTCGGCTGTGTATTTCTGAAGGTGAGACTGGAACAACCAATCAGGCCACCAACTTCGCAACTGTCGCATCTCTAGAAATGACACACTCGAAAATGCGACGAGTATGTCAGATTGTGGTAAATGGCGCGGTGTTACACGAAGACCATATTTTGATTTGACGTGCATAGGGAAAACCCTTATACTTTACGCTAACGTGTGTAAATACTAAAAAGTACGGAGTATAAAATGCTAAATTTCCTAAAGTCAGTTTTTCAGTTTATTGTGAGTCTGTTTGATGAGCCACCAAAAAATGATCTGGAGGGTTTCATCAAATTTAAGAATCCTCAATCCAAAGAGGAATTAGACTTGGCGATTAGTCAATATGAGGAAATGCGACGAATCGAAAATCGTCTTCTGTCTCGCGGCGAGTACCAAGCTGCCGCTATGATTAGACGATCATACTACGTTTAAAAAGGGCGCCACCTTGGCGCCCTTTTTGTTTGAGCAATCACTAAATACCTAAAATACAGTTTCATAGATGCCAGTTCCAGTAAATCACGTCGGTATGTCCGATATTCAAACAGAATACGGTGGTTCATCAGAAATTTCTCTGACTGAATACTATCGTGGTGACCAATACGTTCCAATCAATCAATTAAAGTCTATTCACACCAATAAGGAAATCCCCCTGGTTTCCGGTGGACGCACACAAGAAATTTCTATTGGTATGTTCCGTGGTACTGCGAAACAGTTCGAGTGGGTGTTTAATATTACACAAGACAGGTACACAACCTTCAATTTATATAATGAATTGGTCGCCGTTGGATGGGACGAAAATGTCCCAGTTAAGGTGACGATCAATGTTTATAGTGGCGTCTATGTTGTATCTCAAAATACCACAACACCAACAATCGACGCATCCATGACATTTCCGCAAGGTTCGGAACTTTTGTTGAACAACTATGGAAACATTTATGGTCGTGGTGGTAAAGGTGGAACTGGTGGTAGATATCCAGATACTAATGGTGGTACCGGGGAAAACGGGGGGACTGCATTTCACACCAGCATTAGGACTAAAATATTGAATACTGGTACTATTGCTGGCGGCGGCGGCGGCGGCGGTGGATCTGCTGGGGTTTTTCGACTGGAAATACAAGAAGATCAATATAATGCTTATAAGATTGGGTTCTATGGCGCCGGTGGTGGTGGTGGACAACCATTTGGTCAAACCGGCGACCGATCTGCAAATTATTCGGAGACGGGAAACACGCAACAGATGGGCGCGCAAAAAAACTTCACCAATCCACCAGGAAGTGGGTATAGTGGGCAACAAATTGCGACTTTTCTGGAAGCTCTAACTGGTGTTCCGAGAACAGAAAATATCGTTCCATCATCCCCATTCCCAACAGTATCGGCAACATTGTTAGACCGAGGGTATTTTGAAAAAAATAGTAATTTCACCAGCGCATCCGCGCCTATGTCCAGCATTACGGGTAAAACCGGTGCTGCTAATGGCGGTAGAATTGGATCTAGTGGAGATACTGCCACAAATTTAGTAAATGATTTCTTTACTGGAATCATTCAACAGGGGACGCGCCGCCTGTATTATTATTGGCAGACTCAGCCCGGCCGGGGTGGAGAAAGTGGGCATGCGATTATTGGCGGCACAATGGTTCAATGGGTGAATAATAAAACTGGTATAGTTTTGGGTAAATTGGATCAATTGCAAATTGATGGGAAGAGCTTTTTCAACGTGAAAAGTGTTAATCAATTATTGGCAGGAAACTTCCATTATGCCGCCAGAATAAATTCGGGCGGAGGTGCATCAGGGGGAGTTCAGTACGCACCACCATGGAAGCGGGATTACCTCAATGGATACGCATTTAGTTACTCTCCCGAAACAAATTTAACATCATTTTCCACCATTTCTACATCGTCAAGTATTGTAATAAACCCAGATCGAGACCCAATCGGATCCCCACTCAGAGTTATTAAGTATTTCTGCTTATTAACTTTGGATAGCGCGCAGTCAATTTATATTGAAGGGACAGTGGACGATAGGATTTCGCAAATCACATTAAATGGCGCCCCGCAGTCAGTTAATGCCCCACTTAATAAAGATACTGTGACTTCTACGGGAACATTTGTTGCGCCCGCAGGAGTGTCGGTGCTTGAGGTTACAGTTCGTGATGATAACAACAATAGCGGAAGTCCTTCTGCAAACTTACATAAAGTTCACATGACGGTTCGTGCTGCGCCGTATGCTGCGGAAATTATTGGTCCAGATCGTTGGTTTATTGGTGAGATAAATGCACTTTAAGAAATTTCTAAAAGAGGGTGGCGCTGCCACCCAAGAATTAGGAACGCAACGAGCTACCAAATCTGATGTTGAATTCCTAATCTCAGTAATTTCGGAATTGACTGGGATATCATCAGAAGATGTAAAAAACCAGTTCGTTGGTTCAACATCATTGTTGCTTATGGATAAGGTTGAAGATACTGGCGATATTGACTTCATCGTCACGGCCGAAAGTCAAGCTGATAAGGACGCACTAATATCAAAGTTCACCGAACGTTTCGGTCCTGGAAAAAAGATTGGACAATCCATTTTTTCCTTCGCTGCGCCAACAAGATAAAAAAGTTCAGTTCGACCTGATGTTTGTGCAGTCTATCAACTGGGCCAAATTTGCTTATTATGCGGACCCGGATTCCAAGTATAAGAGTGGTGTTAGAAATGAACTTATCCATGCCATCTTAAAAAATAATTTAAAGTCCGGCGAAGACATCATCATCAATGATGAAGAAGGGAATTTAATCGCAAGGGCGTCAAAAAGTTTCATGCTGAATAGTGGGGTGAAACGTATATTCAAAAAAGCAATGCAGAAAGAAGATGGTTCTGGATATACCAAAGCATTAGCGCATGCAACCCCGGATGAGATACAGCAGTTACTTGACGAATATGGTATCACCAAGCAATTTTCCCCACATGCAGATGAAACCGCCAAGCCCGAGGTATTTGTTACTGAACTCTTCGGCGATGGGACTTCAGTAGAAGATTTGTCTTCGGCAGAAAAGATTATTCAACTGGTAAAAGACAAGATGCCAAACAAGGCGAATAAAATCTTTTCTGATGCTGCGAGAGGCATGGAAAAACGAAAGTTTGACATTCCTGAAGAAATGAAAAAGCCCGCTTAATGCGGGCTTTTTGTTAATACATCAGATCAAATGAAATGTGGGATCCTGGCAGAATATGAACTGCCGAAGGTTTCGCAGTAGAGTTGGGAAATGTGCGAATTTTGAAGTTGGGCACAATGTTAGTATCTTGTTCAATTTTCACATAACCCCAAGTGTGGATTGCGTTCTCTGATTGGCTGACAAGAAACTGAGAACACTTGAAGCCAAAGTTTGATTGAAGATCCAACATAACTCCAAACTCTTCAATCAGGATTAGACACTCAAACTTGTACATGCCGGCAGGAATTGCCATTGGTTTATCAAGCGCCTTCATTGGCCAAAATTCATTTGGTAAAAGCTTGGTCTGTGTTTTTCCGGAAACTTCCTGAGAAATCTTTAGTGGTTGGAATCGAGAAACGCACTCATCTACTTGAATGTATTGTGGATGTGGATCTGAATGTTGTTCATGAGCAACATCCAGAAGTCTCACGAACTGGCCGCGATCTGACACGTAGTAAAAACCGTACTGTTGTTCATTATCGGGAACCTCTTCCTCTTCGGCACGATTGTTGTAAAAAAGTGATCCGATTTTTGGCTTATTTGGGAAATCCGAGTTCATCGCAATCACTGTGGATTCAACCGTTTGCAATTTATCCCATCGTCCAGAACCAAGATGGACATAAAGTTGAATCGCTCCATTTGCGAGCTTGAGGCAGGTGAGTTCACCGATAGGAGCTTCCACAGGGAAATTGTCCTTTACGTCTAAAACCATACGCTTGGCGTCATGTTGAGTTGGTTTGGAACCACCGAAGTTTTTCATTTGTTCTCCTAGGAAATTAAAAAGGCCGCTATTATGCGGCCTTCATTTTAGTATCGTTGTTATTGGATGTCAACGCTGCATCAACGCTGCCACCATTGCCTTCAGTTCCGCCACTTCAGAACGTAATTGTTCGATTTCTGTTTGTTGTTCGGAAACCGCAGCAGTCAATACTGGGACAATTCGTTCATACTTGACGGTCAGATATCCATCAATAGCACTATCACAAACCGCATCAGGGATAACTTGTTGCACTTCCTGCGCAATCAAACCATGCTCATGTGGATTAGATGGCGCAAATCCTACGGCTTGGCACTTTTCTAGATCCCAATCATAGGTGTAGCCACCCAGTTGTTGGATTTTTGAAATTGCGCTATTAATTTTGGAAACATTCTTCTTTAATCTGGCATCTGATGCGTAGGCAACAACGTCCCCGAGAGACTTGATTGTTGCATCGAAACGATGGTATCTGTTCGGGTTGTTACCAAAACTTGCATCAGGATCAATATCGTAGCGCATGAATGCACCAGTCATGTCGCCCATAATTCTACCGAAAGTGATACCAGTGCTACTGTTAGAGAACCGCAATACCCCAGTAAAATCCGTTGTACCCGAGCGATACCCTGGAAGTAAAAGAACACTGCCAAGCCCGCCAGTCGCGCCAACACCAACATGACCATTATCGGACCAAACTCGACCATTTGCGGTGTAATGGTCGCCATTTGCTGTTTCAAAA